CCTTCAAGGAATCCTAATTTATCCCATTTGTTAATTGTATCTTCTTTGATAACTTTAAGGTGTTTTAAACCGATGTTACCAACAAGACCTGATTCTAATAATGCTCCCATTTTTTTTATTTTTTAGCTTTATTTTATTGTTATGTATAAATAAATATACGATTGTTTAAAAAAGTTTACTTTTTTAAGTTTATTTTATTTTTGTCATTAAATCTTTCATTCTCATAAATTGAGGATTTTCATATGTTTTTGATTCAATTAAATTTACTGCGGATCCAGAAGCTGGTGCTTTAGATACCTTTCTTTCAAAAGATTCATTCAATGAAGTACTCTCTGTTAATGAGTTATTTGAGATTTCATTTTTAATACTTCTATAAAGATTTTTAGATTCTTTTAAAGTTTCTACATCGTCAAATCTTCGTAGAATATTGATTTTTTCTTGTTTAGTTGTTGAGTGTTCTGTAAATAATCTTGTAGCATAAGCTAAATTTGAATTAAATACCGCAACTTCATTTAATTTAGTTCTGAATAAATCAAGAGCTTTTTTGTATTCATCATTTTTACTTCTTAATTCTTCAACTTCTTCTTTTAAATGTTTTGGTGCTGCCATTAGACCTCTTTTAACTTTTCTTTCGATTGGTTTAACGAATCTGGAAGCTTCTTTAGTTTCAACCTTTTTTGGTTTTACTTTAAATTCACCATCAAGATTTTCACCATCCTTGTACTCAAACTTTGCTTTACCGGTTCCAACAGCTTTAGTACCTTTACCGAATGCTTCTTTTTTCTTTTCGTCAAATCCACCTTTAGTATTTGAGGTATAATTTACTTTTTTAACTTTACCAACATTACCTTTTGGTTTGAATGATTTAGATTCATACATCATTTCTTCTAATTCAGTTCCGAAAGCATCTTCATCCATTTCAATCTCATAGATTGTTTCTTCAAGCTCATCACCACCAAAATTATCAAAATCATCTTCATCTTCTTCTTCATCTTCTTCTTCGTCTTCTTCAAAATCGAAGTCGTCCATTTCAAAAAGTTCTTCTTCATCTTCTTCATCTTCTTCAGAATCAAAAAAATCAGACATATCGTCTTCTTCCTCTTCTTCTTCAAAGTCGAAATCATCCATATCTTCCCACTCTTCATTAAACATTTCTTCTAATTCTTTTTCCATGTTCTCTTTTTCTAATTGTTCATTTATTTTTATTATGTATTCATCATCACCATCATTTAATGTAATAACATTGTTGTCCTTTGTAACAACAATTCCGTCATTATCACCCATGGCTTTGAATACCTTTAATACCTCAGCATCTGACGCTCCGGTTAAATCCACTGTCTCGTCATCAGTAGGCATTTCTTCATCATCTTCCATACCACCCATATCATCCATTTCTGGTTCTTCACCTTCAATGTCAGCAGAATCACCATCAATCATTTCTGGTTCATCACTTCCCATTTCTGGTTCAGACATCATTTCTGGTTCCATAGGTTCATCGGTAGTTTCAGGATTTTCAATCTCCTCTTGTTCCATAAGAGATTCTTTTACTAGAGAACTGATTTCTTTCTTCATTGTTGATGAAAGTATTCCTTCTGCATTTTTGTTAATAGCTTGTTCAACACTCTTAATTTGTAACAAAGCTTCTTCAACCATAGATTTTTTACTCATTTGTTTTAGTTGTTTTCATAATAAATATGTTGATTTTGTAAAAAATCCTTTTTTGGTAATAAAAAAGGGAAATAAATTAATATTTCCCTTTTTTATTTAAAATTTTTACAAAAAAAAACAACTAAAAATAAAAAAGACGAACAAATGTCCGTCTTTCATTAAATATTAGTTTTAAGATTAATCTATAACCTCATCAATTTTACTTTCAGTTATTGAAGTGATTCTCCAGTCCATCGTATAGTTTTCATAAACTTTAGTGACTTTAGCCTCAACATCCGTTGGTGTATAACCTAATACCAATTTTTCTTCTTTTACTTTTTTTACACGACCAGATTCATTATCCAAAAGATCTGATGAAATTTTTGCTACAAAATACTTTTCTCCTTGTTCCATAATTATTATTTATTTATTCAAATAATAGAAACATTTTTTTTATTTATCAAGAAAAGATGACAATCTATTCATTAAATTTTTTGTTTTATCTAAACTATCTTCACCCATTCCAGAAATTCTTTGGTCTCTCAATTTATTTTCTTCATCCAAATTTTCATCAAATTTATGACGATCATCTTTATCCAAAAATAAATAAGCTCCAGGTGTTGATGGTGAAGACACAAGGTCAAAACAGATTAATTCAAAATCATCTTGAACTTCATTTTGTTCCCCAACTTTCTTTAAGGATCCAACACCACGAGAAGAAATTCCAAGTGTAACCCCTTGTCTTAAATAATTGGCAGCCATATCACCTTTTGTAGATACAATACCTCTTTCGTGAAAACCTGGTGATGTTAATAATTTTAACTTTCCTAATAATACTGGACCATCCCACCAAATATCAGTAATCATATGTGATACTCTATCTAAATCTATTAATGAAGATTCTGGGTGGTTAAGTTCCGAAAGCGAAGTTCCTTTCTCAATCATTTTTTTATAATTATCAGCTTCTCTTTTTAGAATTTTTTCCGGATATACTCTTCCGTTTCTATTTGGTGTATTATATTTTTGTAAAACAGCATAGAATTCAAATGGTTTTGAATGGTCTAAAAAAGACTTGGATTCCATTATGAAATGGTTATTCTCACTCTTTGGGTTAATATAACCGGCATCGTATTCAATAAGAATTCCCCTACCTATTTCGTTTGGTGCTAAAATTTTCATAATTAAATTTTATTATAAATATTAAACCTTTTCGGTTTTTACTACGGCAACCTTGGAATTTCCATTTTTTGTTAAATAAAATTTAAAATATTCGTTATTTGTGAATACATCTGAAAATATGTCTTTTGTTAATTTTTTTAAATTTCTTTTTAGAATCAACGATTTAAAATCGACCTCATCATTTAGGAATAAATTAATTTCTAAATTCATAAATGATTTCTTTTTTAATTGTAACCCAGATGTTCTTAAATCTAAATCGACGATAAATTTATCATCAAACATTGTTTTATCAATATGTTCATATACAGAATGTTTCACAGCTCGGTTTAAGTTTAACACAACACGACTCCAATTTTCGGTATCTTGTTTTGGTTCAACCCAAGTTTGAATGTTTAAGTATAGTGATTTAAATTCTTTTGAATCAACAGTTCCAAAATGAACCTTTGATGTTCTAAAACCAGTTAGTTTTATTGTTTTTCCTTTTTTCATAAATATTTTTCATGCGTTTGTGGTTTATTTAATGAAAATTTACATATTATTGTTATATATATCAAATATAATAAAAAATTTATGCTAATAGTTAAAGTAAATAAGGGTGGGATTGAAAGAGCACTCAAGGAGTTAAAAAGTAAGGTTATTAAAACCAGACAAAATAACCAATTAAACGAAAAAAAAGAATATAAAAAAAAATCTGTCAAAAATAGACAGATTTTAAATAAGGCAAAATTTAAAGAAAATTTTACAAATCTATAAATCCCTTTCCAGTTCTTTTAGTTTCAAATAGTTTAACCTATCAAAATTTTCGACCTGAACTTTTTGAATTGTTTCATCTATTTTTGTTAATACTTCTTTATTGTCTTCGTTTTCTTTAAGTTCTGTAAGTTTTTCAACAACACTTTCTTTAAGTAAATCAAACTTAACTTGTAGTTTTTCATCTGATTCTTTTAATATGTTTTTAACTTTTAATCTTTCAGATTCACTTAAAGTTAAGATATAATCATTAATTGTTTTATTCGCAGTTTCAACAATCTCATCTAAAGTTGCGTTAATTTCAACTGGTGTTTCGATTGATTTCTGTAAGTTTTCAGAGATTAGATTTCTACTTTTTAGTTTATTTTCAAGTAATGCTAAATTTGATGAAAATAGATTATCAATATTTTCATAATTATTTTCACTTTTTACTTCACTAACCCAAAGTTCCAATTCTTTAATTTCATTTGGTGAAATTTTGTTAGTAGTATTTTCGAATATAGTAATACATTCGTTAATAAAACTTTCAGCTAAATTTTTATCCAATCCTTTATTTGATGATAGTTCATCATATAGAAAATATAATTTTTTGATGTTTTTGTTTTTTAATACTAATTCTTCAAAAACAAAGATTTGATCCTTGAATGAATTTTTAACAAAACTTTCGGTTAAAATATTTTCTATTTTACTTTTTATAATACCAAATTTCATTTTAATTATTTTTTAATAAATATTACCCATTTAGTAATTTATCCAATTCTTTTTCAATATCACCTAATGAATTCCTACCTTTTGATAAATCAATATAATCATCTTCCGTCAAATTATCACTTTCTAAAAGTATGTTGTAATTTCTTTTTTCAACACTATCCATCATAGGTTCTCCTCCCGGAGGTGGTGGTGGTCCACCAGCTTCTCCACCTGGTGCTGGTGGTGGTGCTCCACCTGATGCTGCTCCACCAGCGGTTACAGTTTCACCAGACACAGTTTTATATAACTTGTCGATATTATCAAACATACCAGTATGTGTAATAACGGTTGCTGTATTAGCCAACTCTGCAGCCACAGCTCTTTCCATTCTAACTTGTTGGATTTCAAGTTTAATTTCATCATCCGAAAATCCGAATATATGTTTTTTAGCCCAAGTTGCAGAAGTTGGTTGTAATGTGTTTGGAATTTCAGTTACCATATCCTTATATAGTAATATTTTTTCTTTCCAAACTGAAACCATAAGTAAATCAGCTTGTTTAGATGGATTTGTCAATCCTAATGTGAAGTTATGTAATTCGTCTTCAAAACCCAATAAAAATAAATGAATGATTGCAATTTTATTTAATTCGGCAATCATACTTTTTTGTATTTTATTGATTGTTCTAGCAAAACGAATATCAAGTAAAGATAAATTATCTCCATTACCAACCGGTTCTTCAAAACCTAAAAATGCTTTTGGTATTCTTAAAGCTGTTACAAGTTTTTTCTGAATATATTCAATATCGGCTATTTCAGATAAGTTTTGAGCACCCGGTAATGTTTCAATTGGCATTGTTGCTGCAGGATCTCTAACTGGAATAAAATAATCTTGGTCTACGGCCATTTGGTTAAATCGTAAATCAACATTACCAGTTTTAGAATCAACAACTTGGTCTCTTTTAAATTTATTAGCAACTCGTTGTACGTAAGCTTCAACATCCTTATCGTCCATATTTCCAACAAACACCTTAAATACCCTTCTTTCTGGTGCTCTTGATGTTCGATATATTAACATCGCATCTTCAGCTAAAACTAATTGTTTCCAAATTCTACGAGCTTTCTCAAGCATTGATGTTCCATATGGAAGTTTTCGATCATCACCAAGTAATCTGAAATGAGCCATTTCCCAAGTGTTAAATTCCATATCTTTGTTTTTCCAAACGAACTTTAAATTTTTGTTTTTGAATTGGACTTCTGGTCCTAAAACTGAATTCATAGTTCTAGCTTCCATACCTCTCTCCAATCTTTCAATTTCAATGTTTGGAAGTTGCAAACATCCAACAATACCTTTTTCAGGGTCTAATTTTAGATAAACAAAATTATCACCATATTTACAAGTATTTCTAACCCACATTGGTAAGTTAATTGCGATATCTAATACATTA